GAATGTATTAGTAAGGCAATTGATCATTTGGAGTATGAGTTAAAAAAAATAAAAAAAAATAAAGGGAGGGGCTGTTGTAATCTTAAATGATAAAACTCTGGTAATCGTTGATGGCATTTACTGTTTACACACGTAAAATTGGACATTTAGGGTTATTCAGTTTAAGTTCAAACTAAAACCAAACAATTATGTTTAAATTTATTTGCAAAAGCTGTAAAAAAACTAAAGAATTATCTAAATCAATTATTCAAATTATTGATGGCAAAGTCAGAACAAAAAATTCAGAATGTGAATGTGGTGATTACATGGTTGAGCAAGAAAAAAGCTTTGAAGGATTTCCAAATATAAACAGAACAGAGCCTACATTGACTAAGAAATAATGGGGAAAGGAAGGAAGAAATTACCAACTGCAATGAAAGAAATGCAAGGAACATTGGAAAAAAGCCGAGTTCTTGAAAATGAAATGCAAGTTGATTTAGTTAGTCAGTTGCCAGAAGCTCCAGAACTACTATCTACAATTGGAGTTGAGGAATGGTATAAAGTAACATCACAATTATTTAATTTAAAAATGCTGCATCACATTGATCTTAGATTGATTGAAAGCTACTGCAATGAGATGGCTTTATATATTGAGTGTGAATCTGAACTAAGAAAAAACGGAAGAGTTGATATTTTTAAAAATACTAATGGTGATATAATTAGAAGTCAAGCAAAGCCATATGTCAAAATGAAAAATGATGCTTTAAATAATGCTTTAAAGTTGGCAGCACAATTTGGATTAACTCCAGTTGCAAGGGCCAACATATCAGCTCCATTAACAACTAACAACACACAAATAAATAATTACTTTGACTAAGTTTTTCTTTGATGATAAGGCAGCAAATAAAGCTATTGGTTTTATTGAAACATTTGTAACACATACAAAAGGAGAGCTAACTGGAAAGCCATTAAAATTAGAAGAGTGGCAAAGTAAAATTGTTGGTGATATATTTGGCTGGAAAAATAAAAAAACAAATCTTAGAAAATACAGAACAGTATTTATTGAAGTCCCAAGAAAGAATGGTAAATCAACTTTGTGTGCTGCCATTGGTTTGTATATGTTATTTGCTGATGAAGAAAGAGGGAGTGAAGTTTATAGTGCAGCTGGAGATAGGCAACAAGCTGGAATAGTTTTTGAGATAGCTAAAGGAATGATTTTGCAAAGTCCAGAATTATCTGAAAGAGGCAAAGTATTTAGAAACTCAATTGTTAATGAATCCAAAGGAAATTATTATCAAGCAATAAGTTCTGATTCAAAAACTAAGCATGGCTTTAATGCAAACTGCATAATCTTTGATGAATTACACACACAGCCAAACAGAGATTTGTGGGATACACTAACAACATCAACTGGCTCAAGAAGGCAGCCATTGACAATTGCAATCACAACAGCTGGTTATGATAAGCAATCTATTTGTTATGAAATTTATTCTTATGCTAAAAAAGTAAATGATGGAGCTATAAAAGATGATTCATTCTATACTGTAATATATGAAGCTGAAAATGATGATGATATTACTTTGGAATCTACCTGGAAAAAAGCAAATCCAAATTATGGTGTTAGTTTAAGAAAAGAATATATGGAAAGAGAAAGCCAAAGAGCTGTTGATGTTCCATCATATCAAAACACATTTAGGAGGCTAATGCTTAATCAATGGACAGATTCACATAGTGCATGGCTTACATCTGGTGAGTGGGATGCTTGTCATCAAGATTTTGATTACTCAATATTGGAAGGAAAAGAATGTTGGGGTGGATTAGATTTGGCATCAACAAGAGATTTAACTGCATTTGTATTACTGTTTAATGTAGATGGCAAGTTTGTTTTTATTCCTTATATATTTATTCCAGAAGAAAACGCAAAGAAAAGAAGTCAGAGAGATGGTGTTGATTATGTTACTTGGTTAAGAGATAAACATATTTATGCAACAAGTGGAGATGTTGCTGATTATAGTTTTATAAAAGCTAAGATAAATGAGCTATCTAAAAAATATAGGATTCAGTCAATATGTTATGATAGATGGAATGCATCACAATTAGTAATTGATTTGCAAAATGATGGAGCTAATATGGATCCATTTGGACAAGGATTTGTTTCAATGTCTATGCCAACAAAAACATTAGAGGCTGAAATACTTTCTAAAAATATTATACACAACAATAATCCATGCATGAATTGGTGTATGAGTAATGTTTCACTTATGGAGGATCCTGCTGGGAACATTAAGATTTCTAAAAATAAATCTAAAGAAAAAGTTGATCCAGTAGTTGCTTTGGTGATGGCTTTAGGTTGTCATCTTACAACTGAAAGTGGTGATAGTGTTTATGATACAAGAGGCATTTTAATGATTTAATTATTGTTAAAAAGTATAACTAAATATATTTTTTTTAAAGTTTTTATAGTCGTATTATTGTGAAAATAAAAATTTTACATTGGGATTATTAGATAGAATTAAAAATGTTTTTGTTCCTCAAGATAATAATGCTGAACAAAGATCAATTACTTACACAACTCCTTTTGGAACTGGAACAAACGTATCTCCAGATACTGCATTAACTTTCACAGCTGTTTGGGCAGCAATAAGATTACTAACTGAATCTGTTTCATCTTTACCAATTTCTGTATATAGAGTTGAGAATAATGGTGATAAAACAGAAGCTGTAAAAGAATCTCTTTACTCTCTTTTAAAATATAAGCCAAACACATATCAAAATAAAATTACTTTTTTTGAGAAGATAATGATGGATTTATGTGTTAATGGAAACTCATATGTTTACATTGAAAGAAATAGATTAGCAAGAGTTACTGGATTATATTGTATGAATTATGAAGACATGACTATCATACAAAAAGATAATCAATTGTTTTATGAGAATGGGGAAACTGGACAAGTTTATGATTCAAATGATGTGCTACATTTTACTGGGCTTACAACTGATGGAATAGAAGGTTTGAGTCCAATTACACAATGTAAAAAAGCAATTGGCTGGGGAATGGCCATTGAAGAATATGGAAACACATTCTTTAAAAATGGAGCAAAATTGAGTGGTGTTTTATCAACTGACAGAAGCCTTTCAGAAACTGCAATTGATAGATTAAGGCAATCATTTAATAACACATATTCTCAACTTAGTGGAAGTAATCAAACAGCAATATTAGAGGAAGGATTAACATTTAAGCCAGTTGGAATTTCACCAGATCAAGCTCAGTTTTTAGCATCAAGAACTTTCTCAATTGAAGAGATTGCAAGAATTTGGAACATTCCTCCACATATGCTTGGCGATTTATCTAAGTCAAGTTTTAATAATATAGAAATGCAAAGCCAAGAGTTTGTTACTTATACTCTTTTGCCTTATTTAACAAGAATAGAAAATGAGATGAATCTAAAATTATTTAGAACATCTGATGTTGGAAGGCTATTTGTGAAGTTTAATGTTGGTGGATTGCTAAGAGGAAACATAAAAGATAGAAGTGAGTTTTACACAAAAATGATAAATACTGGAGTTATGAGTATTAATGAAGTGAGAGCATTGGAAGATTTAAATAAAATTGAAGATGGTGATAAACATTTTATGCAAATGAATATGACTACAATTGAAAAAATAGGAACTGATGCCAGCTAATAAATGTGCTAATGGAAAATGGAAGTGGGGTGAAACTGGAGCTTGTAAATATGATTCTAAAAAACAAGCCGAAGATGATAATAGTGGTTACAGAGCTGTTTCAGATATAGATTTTACACCAACAGATGGAATGGTTGCAGAGGCAAAAAAAGGTAAAGAGTGGAGAGCTGAATTTGGAAGAGGTGGAACTGAGGTTGGATTAAAGACAGCCAACATGATAATTGACAATGATCTAACTCCAGATAGAGTTACAAGAATGTATAGTTATTTGCAAAGGCATGAAGTAGATAAACAAGGAGAAGGATTTAGTCCAGATGAAGATGGATTTCCAAGTGCTGGTAGAATAGCTTGGGCATTGTGGGGTGGTGATGCAGCTGTTAAATGGAGTGAAAGAAAAAGAAATGAAATCATTGCAGAACAAGAAAAAGATGAAAGAAAAAAAGTTGGCTCAATGATTAGTGATGGAATAGAAATGCCTTTATATGATACAATTGAAGAGGCTGAAAATGAGGCGAAAAGATTAGGTGGCTCTGGTTATCATGAGCATACTTTAGATGGAGAAGTTGTTTACATGCCTTTTGATTCTCATGAAGAGTTATTAAAAGTGATGAACAATAGATCAATAAAAAATTATAATAATATGGAAAAAAGAATATATAACGTAGAAACAAGAATTGACTCTAATGAAGAAGGAAAAGAAATGGTTGTTGGACATGCATCTGTTTACAATTCAAGAAGTGAATTTATGGGATTTTATGAATACATTGCACCTGGAGCTTTTACACAAGAATTAATAGATAATTCAGATGTTAGAGCTTTAATTAATCATGATGCAAATTTTATTTTAGCTCGTTCAAAAAATGGTAAAGGAACATTAAGTCTTAATGCTGATGAAAAAGGTTTAGCATATTCTTATGAATTACCAGAAACATCTTATGGAAAAGATTTAGGTATTAATCTTAAAAACGGAAATATTAGTCAAAGTTCTTTTGCCTTTACAATTTCAGAGGGTGGTGATGAATGGTCTACTGATGACAATGGAAATGATATAAGAACAATAAACAAGATTGAAAAATTATTTGATATTTCAAGTGTAGTTTATCCAGCATATTCTCAAGCTGAATCAGATTTAGAGGTTGCAGAAAGAAGTCATAAAAAATATAAAGAAACATTAAAGAAGGTTGATGTAATAGAAGAAGTAAAAGAAGAAAAAGATTTAGTTAGCCGTTCATTAGCAAAACTAAAGATTGAATTAAAAAAAAGAAAATAATTAAATAATTAAAATTAAAAAAATGAAAAATTCTAAAGAATTAAAAGAATTACGTTCAGATTTAATTGGTGAGCTTGAATCAATCAAGTTAGTTGCTGAAAATGAAGAACGTGATTTAACTAAAGAAGAGAATGAGAACATGGATTCTATTCTTACAAAAATTGATGACAATGATGTTGCCATCACAAGAGCTGAAAAAGTAGAAAACAATTTGAAATTAGCTGCTGCATCTACTGGAGCAAAAGTTTCTTCTGTAAATACTGACAAAGCAACAAGAGGATGGAGCTTATTTAAGGCTGTTAATGAAATCAGAAATGGTGGACAATTAACTGGTTTAGAAGCTGAGATGCATCAAGAAGCTCAAAATGAAGCAAGAAAAGGTTTACAAGGAATTGGATTACCTTCATTCATGACAGAAAAAAGAGCTATTGACCAAACTAACTCTGCAATTGCTCCAACATCTGTTGGTGCTTACATTGACAGTTTACAAGCATCTGGTCTTTACAATAGAGTAGGATTAAATAATTTAGGAACTGTTGCTGCTGATACTGTTCTTCCAGTTGCTGGAGGCTCAACTGTTGGTTGGAAATCTGAAGTTGCTGCTGCTGCTGATGGTGGTGCTAATTTTGGAAAAGTAACTTTATCTCCAAAAAGATTAACTGGATATGCTAACCTTTCTAATGTTATACTTGCTCAGAATGGTCCAGCTGCTGAGGCATCTGTAATGAGAGATATGGGAAGAAATATGGCAACTCAAATTGATGCTGCTATGTTTGGATCATCTAATGTAACAGATGCTCCAACTGCTATTGTTCAAACTACTGATACTTTAACATTTACTGAATCAACAACAGCTGGTGGTGCTGGTATGGTTGCAGATATGTTGACAGCTATTCAAACTGTTGCAAACAGTCATGGTTTAGATGGAAATTTAGCATTTGTAAACAACTGGAAAATGTATTCAATATTAAAATCTGGCGCTCAAGTTGCTTCTGTTTATCCAGCTTATGTTGATGATAAATTAATGGGATATGATGGTTATTTCTCATCAGCTCCAGCATCTGTTGGGACAACATCAGCTGATGGTTTATTTGGTGATTTCTCAAGAGTTTATTTTGCAACTTTTGGACCATCTAATATTTTAGTTGATCCTTATTCAAGAGCTACTAATAATGAGGTTAGATTAGTGATGAATAATCATGTTGATTTTGGTGTTGCTGATGGAGCATCTTTTGTTAAATATACATCTTTACAATAGTATAATTAATAATTAATTCAAGAAAGGGGTGGTGGAATTACCATCATCCCTTTTTTTATAACTTAATAATATGAGAACATACCAAGTAATAACTCCAGCATCTACTTATCCAGTTTCTTTAACTGAGGCTAAATTGCATTTGAAGGTGGATATAACAACAGATGATACATTAATTACTAATTTAATTGTTGCTGCAACTCAAGTAAGTGAAGAGTACACAAATAGATTTTTTATTGATACAGTTGTTAATCAAACTTGTTCTGATTTTAAAGAGTTAAGTGAATTATTTAAAAGCAAAGTGAGTGCTGTTACTCATATAAAATATTATGATTCTGATAATGCACAACAAACTTGGGCAAGTTCAAATTATGTGGTTAATAAAGAATATGAGCCATGTCAAATTAATTTAGTAGTTGATGGAAGTTTTCCAAATATTGCTGATAGAATTGATGCTATTGAATGTAGATATACTGTTGGTTATGGTGCTGCAAGTGATGTTCCAGATGTTATAAAACAAGCTATTCTTTTGACTCTTGGAAACTGGTATGAGAACAGAATGTCAGTTATTACTGGTCGCACAACAACTGAGATGCCTATGTCAGCAAAGTTTTTATTAGATACTTATAAAGTTCAAGTTGTTAGATGATGCTAATTGGACAATTAGATAGAAGAGTAAGCATTTATTCTGTAAGCACATCAGCTAATAATTATGGTGAACTTACAAGAGCATATAGTTTATTTAGAGAGGTTTGGGCTTATGTAGAATGGAAGGGTGGAAGTGAAGGAACTGATCAAAGTGAAAAAATAACTGGAATGACAAAGCTCCATGTTTATATTAGAAATTTAGATATGGCCAATTTAACTTTACAATCAAGAATTGATTATGAAGGTAAACAATATTTTCCAAAGGTTATAAATCAAATTGATGGAAGAGATGCTTTTTTAGAAATAATTTGTGAGAATAAAGATTAATGGCTAAGTCAAACATAACAGTTTTAGGAACAAAAGAATTAAATGATTTGTTTATGCAATTACCTAAACAAGTTAAGAAAAACTCTATTTGGCAAAAGTTTTGGAGAAAAAACAGTAAGCCATTTATTGAAGGCGCAAAATCAAATCTAAATGGTTTGACAGGACAACAGAATCAAAAGGATGTAAAAAGAACTGAACAATTAAAAAAGAGTATTGGATATTTTACAACAAGAGCAAGTAGAAAATATTTAGGTGGTTTTGTTGGTCCAAGAACAAAAGGAAGATTTAGTGATAAAAAGGGAAAGAGTGGATATTATGGAGCATGGATTGAATATGGTGGTGAAGTTAAATTTGGAGGAAGAGGATTTGGAAAAGATCAGCCATTTATAAAACCAGCCTGGCAAAGTAATTATTTAAAAGTGACACAAAATTCAATGAATGATGCTGAGTTTGTAATGGCTAAAGCAATTAAAAGTCATGAAAGAAAGTTGCAGAAATATGGTAAATTTGGATATTAAATGGAAATAGGAAAAGCAATATATAATATTTTATCAACTAATAGTGATATTAGCACATTGGTAGGGACAAGAATATTTCCAAATGTTGCTCCTCAGACAACAACATTCCCTTTTATTATTTATGATGTTACTGGAGTTCAGCCAAATGATACAAAAGATGGAGCATCAACATTAGATACAAATGATGTGATGATTTCTTGTTATAGTGAAACTTATTCACAAGCCTCTGATTTAGCCAAGAAGATTAGGGTTGCAATGGATAGAATTAATGAGGAAACATATGGAGGGGAACAAATACAATCAAGTCAATTTCAAAGCTATAATGATATTTTTGATGATACAAGTGGTGATGCTGGAATTTATAGAAAGGCTTTAGATTTTGAAATTAGACAAATTAATCCGACAAGTTAAAAGAAAATAATATGAAAATAAAATTAAGTAAAAATTGGAGGTATGCTGGTCAAGTAATAATGGCTGGAACTGAAATGGAAATAAAGAATAAAGAAACTATTGCTTTTTTAAAAGATAATGGTTACTTAAAAGAAAAAAAAGAAAAAAAGGCAAAACAAAAAGTTGCCGAAGAAAATAATTAATTAATATAAAAAAGAAAAAAAATGGCTATTTTAAATGGAACTGATATAAAAGTTTTTAGCTCTGGAACAACTAATCTTGTTGCCTTTGCTCAAAACTGTACGTTGAATGTTAATCATTCACCTCGTGAAATTACAAACAAAGAATCTGGGGGATTTAAAGAAATCTTAGAAGGATTAAGAGATTTTTCAATTGATATTGATGGTGCTTACGCATGGACTGGATCAAGTGGAGCTTTAACTAATGGTGTTGATAAAGTGTTAGAAGATGATATTTTAACCTTAAGACAACCGATTGAATTTATTTTTGGAAATACTGGTGCAGCAACTGACATAAGTTACACTGGAAGTGGTTTTATTACATCTGTAAGTATAACTGGTGGAACAGAAGATACTGCTACATATTCTATTTCAATTGAGGGGACTGGTGTATTAACTCAAGTAATATAATAACTTAGGTGAGGAGCTTTGGTACTTTTGTTTAGTACCATTGCTCCAATCCTTTCTAAACTAAACAAAAAAATGAATTATACTTTTATAGAAATAAATAAAGAAAAACTACCAATTAAGTTTGGTTTTAATGCATTGAGAAAATATTCATCTAAAACAAATACATCATTGCAAGATTTAGATAAACTTGGTGTAGACATGACTTTAGATGATGCATTAATTTTAATATATTGTGGCATTGAGGATGGACATAGAGCTGCAAAGCAAGATTGTGATTTAAGTGTTGATGATTTGGCTGATTTAATTGATGGTGATTTTGATAGTATTGGAAAAGCTATGGAAATATTAGCTGAACAAATGGGGGGTAATACTGGAAAAAAGCTGAAAGCCAAGAAGAAATAGAGGCTCTTACTTGGCAGAGATTAGAGAGGATTGCTTTTGGACAGTTAGGCATGGGTGTAAATGAGTTTTATGATTACTTGCCTAAACATTTTTGGAATAAGTTGGATGGCTTTTATGAGCTTGAGAATATAAGGGAAAGAAGTAAGTGGGAAAGAACAAGATGGCAAACTACTTTATTACTTAACATTCAAATGGCAAAAGGTAAAAAAATAAAACCAACTGATTTGATTGAGTTTGAGTGGGATAAAAAGGATAAGAAAATAGATTACGAGAAATTGAAAGCAAAAGCTGAATATATTAAAAAAATGAGTGAGCATGGCAAATAAGAGTGTTGGTTTATTAACTATTGCATTTGGAGCTGATTTAAGAGGCTTTGACAAAGCAATGAAAAAGGCTCAAAGAAGTATCAAAAAATTTGGTACATCTATGAAAAATACTGGGCAAAATTTAACCAGAAATTTAACTTTACCGTTAGCTGCATTTGCAGCTGCATCTGTTAAGGCATTTGATACACAAGCAAAAGCTGAAATAAAATTACTTACAGCTTTAAAAGGTCGTGAAGATATACAGCAAAGATTAATTGCACAAGCTAAAGAATTACAAACAAAAACTTTATTTGGTGATGAGGAAACAATAGCTGCCCAAGCTATGTTAGCCACAATGGGATTAGAAGAACAAGCTATAAAAGAGTTGATTCCTTTAGTTCAAGATATGGCTACAGCCAAAGGAATGGATTTAGTTGGTGCTGCTGATTTAGTTGCAAAATCTGTAGGTAGTAGCACAAACGCATTAAGTAGATATGGAATAACAATTACTGGTGCTGTTGGTAGTCAAGAAAGATTAAATACAGCAACACAAGCCTTAAACAGAGCTTTTGGAGGTCAAGCTGAGGCAATTGCAAAAGTTGGTGCTGGATCATTAGTTCAATTAAAAAATCAATTTGGTGATTTAATGGAAGATATTGGTGAAAAACTTTTGCCAATGATTATAAAGCTGGGCAATAAATTAAAAAATTTAGTTGAATCATTTACAAGTTTAGATAGTGATACTAAAGATGTTATTATTACAGTTGGAATTTTAGCAGCGTCATTAGGTCCATTATTATTAATTGCTGGACAATTAACCATTGCATTTGCAGCCCTTTTTTCTCCTGGTGGTTTAATTTTAATGGGGATTATTGCTCTTGGAGCTGGTTTAGTTTATATAGTTGACAATTTTGAAGCTTTAAAAGAAAGATTATCAGATTGGACGTGGTGGAAAAACGCTTTAATACAAGCATCTCAATGGGTTGTTGAATATAGTCCATTAAGTTTGTTAATAAAAGGTTTTAATGAATTATTAAAGTTTTTAGGTAGGACAGAAATCACTAATCCTTTTGAAACTTTATCTGATGAATTAGGGGATTTAAAAGATGATACAGTTGAATATAAAACAGAATTTGGGAGTTTTGGAAGAGCAATTGAGAATGCATCTAATAAAGCATTTGAGGCCTTAAAAAAACTTTCTAAAGGTTTTGATTTTGGTGGTGGAAAAAATAAAAATTTAGACAATGGACAAATTCCTTTTTTAAGTGCAATTGATCCACAAAAATTAATTGGACCATTAAACCAAGTTGGTGAAACAATAGCTGAACTTACACAAAAACAAAAAGAGTTTAATGCTGCTATGGGAATGTTTGAAAACATTATGACAAGTGCTATGACAAGTGCAGCTTATAGCACAGAAGGTTTTTTTAAATCTTTTATGAATAACTTAAAAATAGCTATTAAACAATTATTAGTTCAATTGGCTGTTATAATGGCAATCAAACTTTTATTAGGTGATGCAACTACTGTTAAAGCTGCATTTGATTTAGCTAAAGCAAAAATTTTAGACGTTCCAAAAATGGCTAATGGTGGATTATTTACTGGAGCATCATTGGCATTAGTT